TGCAATCAAGTGCAAACCGTTGGGATAAAGCGCCAACCGGGCCAAGCGGCGCGCCTTCTTTTAGCGCAAACGCCGGCACTCAAACATTTACGGGCGCAAAAACTCAAGCCACGTTTACAAACGCAGAACCGTTTGACCGCGATGTTAATTTTGCGTCCAGCACGTTCACCGCGCCATCGACCGATGATTACGAATTTGATGTTCAGCTTGCCAACACTACTGGCGTGACCGTTGGTGATGTTTGGGTATTAACGATTGAACAAGCCGGCAGTGTCGCTGCGGTTTTTGCAAGTTCTGTTTATATCACCGCTAATTCGAGCGTATCGTCTCCGTTGCGTTGTTCGGCCACATTTAGTTTGACCGCCGGCGATACCGTTATTGCATACGTCACGCGAGTTTCTGGAACAGGAAACTATGTGACGATTAATAACGCCGGATACAACACGTTTACCGGCAAGCGGATTCCGTACTGATGACCTCGCGGCTGCTGTTTGAGCTTGAACACTTTCTGATTGCCGTCGTCGTGCAAGCCGCAGTGGGCTTTGCCACCGGCGACTGGTGGGCGGGCGCTGCGCTGGGCGCTGGCGTATTCATTGGCCGCGAACACGCGCAGGCCGAGTACAAGTGGATTGAGCATTACGGCAAAGGAAGGCGAGCCAACCTGCCCTGGTGGGGTTGGGCAGATCCTCGCGTGTGGAACTTTCATTCGTGGTTTTGGAACCTGACGCTGCCCGTGGTGGCAGTGGTGGTCATTGCGCAATTCAAGGTGATCTAAACAGTGACAATCGTAGTCCCCGCGACCAGTGCCAGCGGCAGCCTGACGCTGCTGCAACTCATTCAGTCGGTGTGCCGGCGCATTGGCATTCTGGCGCCGAACGCGGTGGTCACCAGCACAGATCCGCAGGTGATCCAGCTGCTCGAGCTCAGCCTTGAGGAAGGCCGCGAGCAGCTGTCGCGCTACTCGTGGCAGGCCCTGCAGCAGGAAGCCACGTTCACCACGGTGGCCACCCAACTGCAAACCACGCTGGCGGCCATCACCACCGGGTTTGAATGGATCGTCAACAACACCATCTGGAACCGCTCGCTGCGCCGGCCGGTGTATGGCCCGGATTCCCAGCAGGACTGGCAACAGTCGCAGGCCATGCAGATCAACGGGCCGTTCAACCGGTTCCGCATCATCGCTGGCGCGATCAATTTTTACCCTGTGCCAACGGCCGGGCAGACGTGCGCGTTCGAGTACATTTCAAACGCTTGGATCACCACCAACCTTGGCGTGGGATCTTCGACATGGACGTCTGACCTCGACACCACGGTGCTCGACGAGCAGCTCGTCATTCTCGGCACGGTGTGGCGCTGGAAAGCGGCCAAGGGCCTGCAGTACGCCGAAGACTTCCGCAAGTACGAAGCCCGCCTGCTCGACGTCATGAACCGCGACGGGGCCAAGCCCACGCTGACCATGACGGGCGCGAAGTACGACGTGCCGCCGGTCGTCATCGTGCCGGCTGGAAGCTGGAACTAATGCGCCAAGCGGCACAACGCCGGCAGATCTCGCGCACGGTCTCGGTGCCCGCGCCCACCGGCGGCTGGAACACCCGCGACGCCTTGGCGCAGCAGAAACCAAACGAGGCGGTGATCCTCGACAACTTCTTCTGCCTGCCGTACTCGGTACGCGTGCGGCCAGGCTACTCGAACCACGTCACCAGCCTTGCCAGCACCGCGCGCACGCTCATGAGTTACTCGCCGGCCAGCGGCGGGGCGCGCCTGTTCGCCGCTGCGGGCGCGAACATTTACGACGTCAGCACTGCGGGCGCGGCGCCTGCGCCGTCACTCACGCACCTGTCGAACGACTCGTTCCGCAAAGTGGTCTTCGGCACGCCGGGCGGCCATTTTCTGGTGGCGGTGAACGGGGCCGACCTGCCTGTCGTTTGGAACGGCACCAGTTGGGGCAATATCTTCAGCGCTGCGTTCAGCGTGACGGTCACCTCGATCACCAGCGTTGGCACCGCCTGCACCGTCACCATGAGCGGCGCGCACAACCTGCAGACCGGCATGTCGGTCACCATCACAGGCGCCACGGAGACCGCCTACAACGGCTCGTTTGTCATTGTGCGAACCGGCGCCAACACGTTCACCTACACCGCCCTCAGTGTGCCTAGCGCGAGCCCGGCAACCGGCGCCCCAGTGGTGACGCCTAACATTAACGCTTCCATCACCGGCGTCTTGCCCAGCACTTTCACGCATGTAAACGCGCACAAGAGCCGGCTGTTTTTTATCGCCAACAGCAGTCTCACCGCGTACTACCTGCCGGTGAACAGCATCGGCGGCGCAGCGCAGACGCTCAATTTTGAGTCGCTGTTTACGCGCGGCGGCTACCTGATGGCCATGGAAACATGGACCGTCGACGGCGGCTATGGTCTGGACGATTACGCGGCGTGGATTACCTCCGAGGGGCAGGTGGCCATTTACCGGGGCACCGACCCGGCTTTGCCCGCTACATGGGCGCTGGTGGGCCTCTACCAGCTCAGCGCGCCGATTGGCCGCAACTGCTTCCAGAAATACGGCGGCGACGTGCTGTGCATCACCAAGGAAGGCGTGGCACCGCTCACTAAAGCGCTTATCTCCTCGGCCGTCACCGACCGCATGATGTTGACCGACAACATTCAACAAACCATGTCGGACTACACCACGCTCTATGGTGCGAATTCGGGCTGGCAGATCCTGCTGTACCCCGAAGAAAACTTGTTGATGGTGAACGTACCGACCAGTAACACGGTCAGCTACCAGCTGGTCATGAACACCATTTCAGGCGCGTGGAGCCAGTTCAAAAACTGGAACGCGACGTGCTGGGAACGGCACCAGGGCGCGATTTATTTTGCGACCGGCACCAACGTCGCGCTGGCGTGGACCGGCAACCAGGACAACGGCCAGCCGATCAGTTTTGAAGGCTTGCAGTCCTTCAACTACGCCGGCAACCCCTCGCAGTTGAAGCAGGTGAAAATGCTGCGCCCGCTGCTGCTGGCCGACGGCAGGCCCAACGTGCTGTTGGGCGTGAACGCCGATTTCGACACCAGCACGCCCACTGGCATCCCAAGTTTCACGCAAAACACGGCTTCCGTGTGGGACACGGCGACGTGGGACGCCGGCGTCTGGACCGGCGACCCCGCCATCAAGCGCGACTGGCAAACCGCGTTCGCCATGGGCTACTGCTTCGCTGCGCACATGGTCGGCACCATTAGCGTCAGCCCGCTCAGCTGGATCTCGACCGACTACGTCGTCGAGGCCGGGGGCGTCATTTAGTGCTGGTCGTCGGCCCTGAAGTTGTTCAGTGGGTCGCGAAGCGCACTAACGAATTCGGGAATTTTGGCGCCGCCGTTGGCATTGGCTGGGCGCGCAATGGCGAGTTGGTGGCGGGCGTGGTGTTCAATGAATGGAATGGCGCCAACATCAACGGCCACATTGCGGCCACCGGCCGGCATGCGTTCACGCGCGATTTCCTATGGGCCATGGGCCACTACCCGTTCGTGCAGCTGGGCGTCAAACGCGTTACCGGGCTGGTGGCCGAAGGCAACCTCGCCGCGCGCCGGTTCAATGAACATTTGGGCTATCAACTCGAAACCCGTTTAGCCGGCGCACACCCGACCGGCGACTTACTGATCTATGTGATGTGGCCAGAGAACTACAAATGGCTGGAGAAAAAACATGCGCAATGACCTATTAGGCTTGATCACGCGGCGCGGCCGTCGGCTTGGCATGTGGGCGAAGGAATCGCCGGACGCGCCGCCTGCGCCGGACTTTCTGGCCGCCGCTAGGGAAACCGCTGCCGGTAACCGCGCCAACTCCCTCGAGGCGCTGCAAAACAACCGGATCACCCAGAACACGCCGTTCGGCAGCATCACCTACACCAAGGACAAGAACGGCAACTGGGTCCAGAACCTCAATTACAGCAGCGCGCAGCAGGGCCTGTTAAACCGCCAGAACCAAATCTCGAGCCAAATTGCCGGGCAGCTTGGGACGTACCTCAAACGGTTTGGCGGCAGCCTCACAGGTGACGCCGGCAAGGTCGGCCAAGCCGCGCTGATGGCTCGCTATCAGCCGCAAATTAACCAAGACCGGCAGGCGTTGCAGGCGCAACTGGCCAACCAGGGGATCATGCAAGGCAGTGAGGCGTACATC